CCAGCGCCGCCAGTCGTGCCGGTATTGTTCGATCCGCCCCCGCCGCCCCCGCCGCCGCCCGAACCGGCGGTTCCTCCGGCCGTGATCGCGGTTTCGGTGCCGGTACCGCCGAGGCCGCCAGCGAATGCCGTGGCATTATTACTGCCGACACCTCCGCCACCGCCGCCTCCTGCGCCGTTCGCGCCGTCGCCGCCGTTCGCGCCGTTACCGCCAGTGCCGCCCGCAGTGACCGTGTCAAACTGCTTGCCGCCGGCGCCGCCGGTCGACGTGGTGGCCGCTACTCCGCCGCCGCCAGTTCCGCCGCCGCCACCGCCGCCACCATCGGCGCCATTGAGGCCGAGCGCGGCGAGGAACCGGCCTGTAGCCGTGCCCGCCGGGCCGCCGCCGCCGCCACCGCTCCCGACCGTCGCGCCCTTGCCGGCACCGTCACCGCCGAACTTGACGTTCGTGCCGACACCGCTGCTGCCGCTGCCACCAGAGCCGCCGCTGCTGGTGTTTCCGGCGGCGCCTCCTTTTGCGAGCCCGCCGTCCGAGGACAGGGTGGGCGGGCTGTTCGTGGTCTTGTTGAACCAGGAATCTGAGCCGTTGGTGCCGGCGCTGTTGGCTGTGGTTGCGCCGTTGCCGCCGATGCCGACCCTGTAACTGACGGTGCTGACGCCCGGCGTGAGGCCGGAAAGCGAGACGCTGCTGCTGCTGAAGGCGCCGCCCCCGCCGCCGCAACCGCTGCCACTATTGTTGGCACCCCGGGAACCGCCGCCGCCTCCGCCGATGACGGAGACCGTGATGTTTGTAGAAGTGTCCAGGTCAGCGGGTAGCGTCCATGATCCGACCCCTACCGTCGATATGAGGACGGTCTTAGTCGCCACCGTGGCCTCCCGTCAGTTGGGACTTAAGCGGGCGCGCCGGTCTTTCCGCCAAGCGCACGAGCGCAGGCTGCTCTTTCGACCTCGATTGGCGCGAGTTGGCTCTGAAGCTCGACGATGCGCGCGCGGATTTTCACTTCTCGCGAGCGGGCGGCGGCTACGGAAAGCTTCGTCTTGCCTGCGACAAGATCGTCGAGCTCGGCGCGAAGGGGAACCAAGTCCTTGTCGATCTTCGCGCGCTCGCCGGTCAGTTCGTGGAAACGGGCGCGGATCGTGTCAGGCGAGAAATCCATTGTCATCCTCAAGCGAGCTGGAGAAGGCCGTTGACGTTGTCGAAGTCGAGCGTGAACGTCTCGCCATTCGCCAGCGTGACGCTGGAGCCATAATCGTAATAGCCGATCAGCTCGTCGTTCGCGGCCGTGTCGTCATAGATGTAGATGTAGCGGAAGGCCGCGACCGCGCCGGATGCCGTCAGCACGAGATCCGCGATGACCAGGCTGTAGGTGCCGCTCGCCTGTGACGAGGAAGAGATCGTCAGCGTTCGCGCCGACAGGTTCGTGTAGCTAATCTGAGTGACGTTCGCGAGCTTGCAGGTGCTTGTCGCTCCGGTCGGTGGCGTGGATTCGGAGCCGGGGGCGGTGTTCGACAGGGCTACGGTCAGCGTGTCCGAGCCGAGGTTGAACACCTTCTCCGCAAGGTTTTCGACAAACCCGTTCAGTTTTGTGAAGGCGGTCATCCGCTAGCTTTCGCCCATCCGCCAGCTTCGTAATTCTCGACCTCATCGGGGTGAACGTCGGCCTCGTGCGGACCTTCGGGATAGAGCTCGGCGTCGCGGACCATGCGCACCAGCTTCGCGGGCTCTTTGCTTTCGGCTTCTGGCTTCTTTGCAGCAGACATGTGCTTGCTCTCCTTCGTGAAGGGTCAGGAGCCGGGGAAGGGAATGAAACCCCGGCTCCCTAATTCGATCAGCCGAGCAGGGTGGCTACCAAGTCCGACTTCCACACCTTTGCCGCGTAGAAGCACCGGGCCTCGAGCATTGCCTTCTGATAGCCGGCGTAGAGTGCGAGCTGGATCGTGACCCCAGTAAGCGGATCAGTGACGTCGATCACGTCCACGGCTGCTTCCGCAGGCGGGAGCGCGGGCGGCCGGATGGCCAGCTCTATGGCTGCCTTATGGAGAGCGATGTTCGGAGTGTAGTTATTGCCGACAGTCACCGCGTCATTGTCAACGTGGCTGGAGCGGAGACCGGGCTTGCCAATGGTGAGCGAGCCTCCCGAGAGCGCGCCGTTGACGACGTACTTGTTCGAGTCCGCGGGCGTTCCGTTAGCGGCCGTGAGGATGTCGCCGGCAAGGATCGTGCCAGTGCCAGTGTCGACGGCAACGGACGTGTCCCCGACAGCGCCAGCACCGTTGAACTGGTAGCTCGCGCCAGTGCCCTTCGTGTGAAGGGCGATCTGCGCCGACTCCTTGAGCATGAAGCCCATGAGGTTCGACAACGTGCCCTGGCGAAGCATTGACTGCTCGCCGCTCTCATTCACCTTTTGCAGCTGGGTCAGCGAGCGGACGTTTGCGCCTGCGGTAGTGTCCATGATGAGCGACCATTGGCCATCATCCATTGGCGCGCCGTTGTCCGCGAGGATCTTCCTGATCTGCGGTAGAGCAGAGATGTCGGAAGCGAATGGCGTTGTTCCGGCCGTACCGTAGGCGCGCGAGCTACCCTGCTTCGCCTTGACAGCGATGGCGAGCTCGATCTTGTTCATCAGCGCACGAATGGCCTGGCTCACCTGATCCTGACGCACCGCCTCAAAACCTGCGCCGTTGTTCAAGTGCTTCACGTCCTCGCCGGTCCACGGGATCTGAACGTTGGCGAAGCTGTCGAGCGTCATCGTGAGGTTGTCGACCGTCTGGTCGGTGCCCTCGGGGATGGTCATCGACGGCGAATAGGATGTTCCGACGGTGACGGCGCGGGTCGCGAATGAGCGAACCGTGTCATTGTACGCGGCGCGTTCTGCACCAGCGTTGATTGTGACTGACGGGATGAAGCCGCACAGTTCACGCATCACCATGTCGTGGCGTACGTAGATGTCAGCGGCTAAGTTGGTGAGCGTGTTCGCCATTGGTAAGCACTCCGAAAGCTGTTTGGATGCTCGCGGTCGGCGCAGCCGATGCGTGCGGTCCCGGCGCAGCCGGAGTGTGGGTGAGCGCAGCCCCTCCCGAGGCGAACTATAATTGCGGGAGGGGTTTGGCTGTTAGGTTTGGGTGAAAGAAGGTTCACACGACCGCGTCGACAACCTTCCCGCCTTCCTTGCCGAAGGTGACTTTATCAGCTGGCGGCATCGCGTCGAACTCGGCGCGCGTAACCTGCTTCGTGGCGCCTTTCTGATCGCCGCTGCCAGGAGCGCCGCCCCCGCCATTGACCGGCGCCGCCTTGAACGCCTTGCCCTCTTCGGTGCCGAGGAACGCGGCGACATAATCCTTCGCCGGCTTGTCGCCGATCAGCACATTGTACTTGCCATCGACGAGTTCGGCCTTGGCATTCTGTTTGACCATTGCCGTGAACGCCGGAACGAGTGCCGGTACGATCCCGCCAGCTGCGATTGCGTTGCCGATCTCGGCGTCGAGTGCATAGGAGCGAGCGGCGCCCTGCTCAGTCTCGAGCGACTTCACTGCCTTGTCGCGCTCGCTCGTCACCGTCTTGAGCTGCTTGTTTGCCTCGTTGAGCGCCGCCTCGGCCTTGTCGGCGCGATCCTCGGCCGCGTGCAAATCCTCGGGCTTGATCTCGCCCGCCTTGCGAGCCTTGCGGAGATCGCCGACCAACTCGGTATTCTTGGCTTCGAGCTTGTCGATCGACTCCTGAATTTTGTCGGTGGCCGCTTTGACCGCCGCGTCGATGTCGGCCTGGGTGAATGTCTTGTCGTCTGCCATTTCGATCTCTCCTCGTGTCTTTGGTTCAGGCGTAGTGCTTGCGGACTTGAGCGCGCACGGCCTCGATGTCGGTGCAGCCCAGCTTCTCAGCCTCGTTGATGACGGCCTCGCCAGCACCGGGCCCGATGGGCACCTTCAGCGGCAGGCTATGCTCGTTGCCGTCGACGCTCTTGAAGGCGATCTGAACCTCTTCCTTGGGCGCTTTGGCGGCGGCTGGCTTCTTCGATGACTTCGGCATGGTCGTCTCTCCTTCAGGCTTTCAATTCTTCAAGCGTCAGCTCGCGCCCGGTCCCGCTAATCAGGTCCGTCAGCGTCAATTTCCCCGCGCGGAACAGCTCGGCCCGCCTCACGCCAAGCACCTTCTCGACGAAGCTGCCTGATTGCCGCGACAGGAAATCCGCGAACGTCGTGGTCGCGCTGACCGGCCCTTGCGACGATGCGCGCTCGCCCTGATCGGCAGGCTCGGGAATGTTCAGCCCGAGATCGGCAAAGGTCTTGGGGATGGGCGACAGAACGCAGCGGCATGACCAATGCGCAGGCGGGCTCATGAAATCGACGGACGTTCCGCTGAGCTTGCCGCCGTCCAAGTCCCACGCCTGCCCATCGAGCGCGGCGCACTGAACGCAAGTGTGAGAGTCCAATGTCGAGAGCCAGCGAATCCCCGCGATCAGCTTTGCGTTCTTGCGATAAGTCGCGAGCCGAGCGTCGTTAGCAGCGGCCATGACCGACGAATGAACCAAAGTGCGAGCATTACGGCGAGCAATGCCGAGCACGCCAGGACCATCCCGGCCGCCAGCAATGCGCCCGACAATGCGCTCGTTAGTCTCGCCATTGATGACCCCCTGCCGAACTTGAGCGGCGAACTTGAAAGCCGTGTCCTCGCCCTGCTTTGCCCACCATGCGGACGATGGAGCGCCGTCGATCAGCACGTCCTTGGTCAGCGATGCGAGGCGTTCGGCGGTCGGGGCCAGCACGTTGACCGGAAACACGTCCTCGAGCGCCTGAACGGTCTTGTCCGCGACGATGAGGGCGAGCGCATGCGTGTCGAGGCTGGCCGCAACCCGCGCATAGGCCGGATGAATGATCTCGTCGGCCTGGCTGATAAGCTGAGCGATCTCGCGTTTGCCTGCCTCGCTCAGCACGTTCGATTGAAGCAGCGCCTTCAGTTCGCGCTC